GTTGAGTAGGCATGTCTGAACTATCCGATTGTTGAGGCATAGCATCTTGATATGTCTTCATCATAATTGGATTAAATATAGTTTCGAGTTCTTTTTGTTTTTCTTCATAGTCTTCATTTGAAGCATCTGTATTTTCATCCAACCAATCTCGAATTTCAGTTATTTTTTTCGTAACAGTTTCCTTTTCTTCTTCTGTGAATTTATCCTTCAGTTTCTCATCATCAAGAGATTGCTTTACTGAGAACAAATAACCATCTAATGTATTTCTTTTTTCAATCTTTTTCCTTTGTTTTGTATCATCTTCTTTGAATTGTTCGGCCTCATCCAACATTTTCTGTATATCATCATCACTTAATCGTCCTTTTTCATTTTTAACAGTAATTTTTTCAGCAATTCCACTTGACTTTTCTACCGCATTTACATTTAATATTCCATTTGCATCTACATCATATGTAATTTCAACCTGTGGCATACCGCGTGGCATAGGAGGAATACCATTTAACTGAAATTCTCCCAATTTATTATTATCTTTTGTAAATTGACGTTCGCCTTCAAATACCTGAACCGTACAACCTGGTTGATTGTCCGCATATGTACTAAATACTTGTGATTTCTTTGTAGGAATTGTAGTATTTCGAGGTATCAAATTAGTCATAATTCCACCAGCAGTTTCCAAACCAAGTGATAATGGCAAAACATCCAACAATAACAAATCATTCACTTTGTCATCTTTTATACCAGATAAAATTGCTCCTTGTACTGCAGCACCAAATGCAACTGCCTCATCTGGATTAATTCCCTTACATAATTCTTTTCCATTAAAGTATTCACTTAATTGCGATTGAATTTTTGGAATTCGCGTTGAACCACCTACTAATACGATTTCATCAATCATACTTTTACTAATCTTTGAATCTTGTATTACTTTATCTACGGGTGCAAATGTTTTTTTAAATAAATCACTACAAATATCTTCAAAACGTGCTCTAGTTATTACACTAGAATAATCTATTCCCTCATATAATGAATCAATTTCAATAGTTGCATTAGTCGATGCTGACAAAGTTTTTTTTGCATTTTCACATGCAGTTTGTAATCTTCGCAACGATTTTTTATTACTACTCATATCTGCTTTATGTTTTTTCTTGAAATCCAGTATAAAATATTCCATCATTCTATGATCAAAATCTTCTCCTCCCAAATGTGTATCTCCAGCAGTTGATTTTACTTCAAAAATACCATCTTCAATAGTCATTACAGTTACATCAAATGTACCTCCTCCCAAATCATAAATTAAAACATTTTTCTCCTTTCCGTCTTTTTTATCCAAACCATATGCAATTGCTGCTGCAGTAGGTTCGTTAATAATACGCAAAACATTTAATCCGGCAATAACACCTGCATCTTTTGTTGCTTGACGTTGTGAATCATTAAAATATGCAGGCACAGTAATGACTGCATCAGTTACTTTAGTTCCAATATAGGCTTCTGCGATTTCCTTCATTTTTATCAAAACCATGGAAGAAATCTCTTCTGGTTGAAATATTTTTTCTTCCTTTTTATACATTACTTTAATTTCTGGTTTTCCATCTTTATTTGCAATAACATTATATGGAAAATGTTTAATATCAGATTGTACTGTTTGATCTGAAAATTTTCTACCAATTAAACGTTTTGCATCAAAAACTGTATTGGTAGGATTCTGAGAACATTGTGATTTAGCAGCAGTTCCCAATAAACGTTCCGTGTCTGTAAATGCAACATAAGATGGTGTAGTACGACTACCTTGATCATTTGCAATAATTTCTACATTATTGTTTTGCCATACACCTACACAACTGTAAGTTGTACCTAGGTCGATTCCAATACATGAAGTCATAAACTATAATGATCAATATAAAATAATCTTTAAATAATTTTATTTAATTAATGACTATCATATTTTCAACATATATCATCCCAACAAATTACATTTGGTAAAAATATATCATAATTTTTGTTATTTGTAATAACAAATATTTCTACATTTTTCTCTTTTAACTTTGTTAAATATGGTTTGAAATCGCCATCTGAACTAATTAATCCAACAATATTATTTTCATTTACATCAAATAAATCTCGAATAATTAACATATCCGATCGTTCCTTCTTTTTATGCGGATTGGGAACACTATGCAAATGACATCCAGCGTCATTTAATAATACTTTATTTTTTTCTGAAACATTTTGTTGTTCAAAATAACATTTTATAGTAATTTTATGATTTGGATAAATTAGATGTACATAATTTTTAATAAATGAAACAAATTCATATACATCTTTATTTTTTGGTATCTGCATATTTTCAATATCCCAAAAAATAATAACCTCCTCTTTTTGTTGTTTTACTTCATCAATAATATTACTCAATTTCTGTATTTCCTTTTCTAATTTATTAAAATACTTCGATAATTTTTTAAATCTCTTCTCCATTTGAATAATGAATAATGTATTATTTACATATTTTAAAGTAAAATATATAAATATAAATATTTCATATGTTTAATGAAAATTATAAGTTTTGATGTAGGAATTAGAAACATGGCTTATTGTACATTTTCTATTGATAATTCAGAATTGAAAGTCCAAGACTGGGGTATTCTGAATCTTATTAATGAAATAGAAGAAATACCGAAATGCACTTACATTACAAAAAACAAGAAGAAAAATTGTTGTAATAAAAAAGCTAAATATCATAAACATAATCATTTTTTCTGTCAAACACACGTCAATATGGCAATTAAAGAAAATTCTTGGATTCTAGAAAACGTAAGATTTAAAACAACCACTATTAAACAAAAATCGAAAGAACAACTTATTGAATTTGCAAATGAATTTAATATGATACAAAATATTCCAAGAACAAAAAAAGATTGTATAGATATTATTTTACAACAAATTGATGAAAGAGGTATTAAACCTATTCAAAAAAAGAAGAAAAAAACGGCCAATGATGTTGATTTAATTCATGTAGGAAAAAATATGAAAGATGAACTAAACAAATTACCCTATATTAATGAAATCACACATGTTATTATCGAAAATCAAATATCCAAGATTGCAACCAGAATGAAAACGGTTCAAGGAATGTTAACGCAATATTTTATTATGCAAAATATTTGCCCACATATTGAATATATTTCATCATCCAATAAATTAAAAGATTTAACAAATAAAACAATGGAAAATTCTTATAAACAACACAAAAAAGATAGTATTGTTATTTGCCAACAATTCTTGGACAATAATGACTCATTACAAGAATGGAAAAATGTTTTAAATACATCAAAAAAAGATGATTTAACCGATTCTTTTTTGCAAGGAATTTGGTATATTAAAAACAAAAAACTAATTAGTTATGCGGAAGACTTAAAAATTAATTGTGTTACTTTATCATAAGTTGATATGGACAACATGGAAGTAATCGATATTGGTTTAACTGATTTAGAACCCGTTAGTTTTAATTTAGAAGAAAATGAGAAACCAAGTGCCTCAAATGAACAACCATCTGTTAATTTTGGTCCTGGACTAGAATTATTAATGAATGATAAAAAAATATCTGCAAATTCTTCTACAAAAGTAGATATCGAAGATTTGAACCAATTAGAAAATGAATTGAATGATTTATCAAAAACTGCAGAAACAACAGAAACTTCTGAACCTTCTAGTACTTTAGGAGGTATTTCTAATATGTTTAATTTTGGTACAAAAGTTGAAAAGCAAGATGGTAATATTAGTAATCTTCATGAATCTTCTTCTAATTTAGGCGCAGCAACAATGGACAGTATTGGTAACACAAAAACTTGGGATGGTTTTACAAAAACGAATGAAGTACCTTTATCATCATCCAGTTCAAAAATGAATGATCGTGAAAAAAGAAGAAAAAAACGTGCTATGATTAAGAAACTAGATGAATGGCGTGATAAAGGTTTAACAAAACATACTTCCAATTTTAATATGGATTCGGAATACGATGAAGTTGAAGATGAATATGAAACTGCAATGGATGATAAACGAAAAAAGGACAGTGTTAAATTGCAAGGGTGGTGGTTTACTACTATTATTAATTCTATTGAATATGGTAATGCCGTATTTGATCCTTTTGGATTGAATCTTGACGGTTGGGGTGAGCAAATCAATGAAGATATTGACAGTTATGAAGAAATTTTTGAAGAATTACATGAAAAATATAAAGGTGGGAAAATGTCTCCAGAAGTATCATTACTATTGCGTGTTGCGTTTAGTGGTGCCGTATTGAATATTACAAACAAAGCTCTCTCCACATCTACTCCTGGTTTCAATGATATTATTAAACAGAGTCCCGAATTAATGAAAATGTTTTCTAGTGCCACTGCACAAACAATGGGACAACAAAACCCCGGATTTGAATTTGTCAATAGTGTATTACACCCTGATGAAAAAGTAAATACAACCTTTGGTCCTC